TCTTTGGGGACTTGGCCTTAGGAGACTTGGCCTTCTTTGGGGACTTGCTCTTAGGAGACTTGGCCTTCTTTGGGGACTTGGCCTTCTTTGGGGACTTGCTCTTGCTTTTGGACTTACTCTTGGACTTGCGCTTGGGTGACTTGCTCTTGCTTTTGGACTTACTCTTGGACTTGCGCTTGGGTGACTTGCTCTTGCTTTTGGACTTACTCTTGGACTTGCGTTTGGGAGACTTGCTCTTGCTTTTGGACTTACTCTTGGACTTGCGCTTGGGTGACTTGCTCTTACTCTCGGACTTGCGCTTAGGAGATTTGCGCTTAGGAGATTTGCGCTTGGGAGATTTGCGTTTAGGAGATTTGCGCTTGCCTACACCTTTTACATCAGTGCTTTCTGTCGAGCTAACGGTGGTCGATGGTAAGACTTTGCGTTTAGGGGCAGATCGGCGTCTGCGAGGAGACTTTGATTTGGGTTTTGGAGATTGAGCGCCACCAAGGAGGCTAGAGAGGAATCCTTCGATCATAGTTGTATTTATTTATACAATAAAGCAATATTATTATTTTTTGAAATTCCGTAAAAAATAATAAGTTAAAAATTGTGTTTCTATAAGGTTACGTATTTTTGCGTTTTGCACAAACGGTCATGTTACTTGTTATCCCAGTACGAGGGCCCATACGAGATTAGAATTTCTTTCATTGGCTTTATATTTCTAGAAGCAATGGCATAAACCTGCCCTTTGATTACATCAAAATAAGCGTTATTCTTCAACTTGGACCCATGCGCGTCGTTCATATTTCTCATTAACGTGCTGCGAATGTCCAAACCATCCCAACACTGAGTGTCGTTGGTGTCGCCTTCATCGCAAAAGACATAACTCCAACAGCTGTCATCTTTGCATCTCTTGTATAAACTTCCTAACTTTACTTCGTTCCAAGGGAAACTGTATTTTCCAATCACGTCTCCCTTTTTAAAACCATAGGGACCAGCATATAATCCATTTCCAGCAGCTTCAATGTTTGATTTTGCGATGAATACATTGTTTACCATCATGGTATGAAGCTCGCAGTACCGCGGATACATTCCCAACAGATTTTTGCATCGTTTGCCGGTTTGAGGATGAATATAAGTGCAACGCGAATGATTGTCTTCTTTTCGCTGCGCCTTGCGTTGGTAGTCGCGTTTTTTAGGTGATGGAGTATGTGGTTTAGACGTTGTCTTGAAATGGTCCTCCTGAAAGTTTATGTCGGGATTCTTAAAGTGATGTAAACGTGGCATACTACTACTATTTACTACTATTATTTAATAAAATATTATTTGTTATAATTATATTTTTTGGTTTATACAAGGATGTCAACCTATTTTTATTATTACAAATCCTATGGTCACGAGAAACTTTATATCGATTTCACGTTACTGACTCCAGAAGAAGTTACATTCGCACAAAAGTACATTACCTTATTTGACTCCCAAACGCTTTTAGATTTCGCCCATTCTTTTCGTTTTTCGTTAACTCAACTTGCAGACAAAAACTTTCAACGAGCTTTGTATTTCCTAAACAAAGGTATTCGTACCCCCAAGGTTCATTTAGGATTTCCTCAGTTATTTTTCACAAATGACAACTCTGATATAGCGGCCATGTATTTCTTGCTTATAAAACCCTCAACTCACATTCACGTTTTCACTAACCCACCACCCAAACGAGACATTGACAAAATCATAGCTGAAGTAAAGTATTATATGAATTATAGCAAGTACTTTCAAATGTTTTTCTGGCACAATAAAGAAAAAGAATTCCAAAAACAAAATAATACCCCCGAAAACAAACAGTCGCCCAAACGCAAGTCTAAAGCCCAGTCGCCCAAACGCAAGTCTAAAGCCAAGTCTAAGCGCAAGTATAAAGCCAAGTCTAAAGCCAAGTCTAAAGCCAAGTCTAAAGCCAAGTCTAAGCACAAGTCTAAGCGCAAGTCGAAAGCCAAGAATCCTCGGGCGAAGACCTCCGGTGTGAGGGGACGGAACCCCTCTAAAGCCAAGTCGCCCAAACGCAAATCTAAAGCCAGACGGAACCCCTCTAAGTCGCGTAAACACGACAGCTAGTGATTAATTTGCTTAGGTCTACGTTTATTTATTCAAGTGATGATATCGACATACTGGAAGATACACGTCTTGCTTGCCAACCAATATTTGTTGTTCTGAAGATACTAAACGTTTGCTGAAGGAAGCTATAGTATACTCGCTACAATATACACAATACGCATCCAGTTTAATTATTTCGTCCGCTAAAGGAACTAAATTAATTATTTGGCCAATGGGATTCATATTGTAGTCGCCTGATAGTCCACCAACAATGAATGTTTTGGGTTGAACCAATTGTTCCTGCATGAATGATAACAAATCGGGGAAAAACTGTGCTTCATCAATTACTATTACTCTTGCTGTCCGGTACAGCTCGCGCAAGTCTGGGTTGTCAATAAGGTCTTTTAACCTTGTTAATTTTAAAGCTGTATGACCTTTGTTGTCATGTGTTTGTAATAAGAACTCGTCACTTTTACCGGTTTGATTATGCTGTCGGTCTTGGTCCAGTGTGTGGTTGATGACCACAATGTCTTTGGTCAACACAAAATAACGCGAAATCTCGTTCAGCAAAGCAGTACTCTTACCAGAGTACATACATCCCAGGTACAATCTCAAACAACCAGCTTTGTTTGTTAGCATACAACTTGTGAATTGTTATTACTGCTTTATATTCAACTTTGTTATATTCAACTTTTTTTTGTTGCGCTTTTGTAAGGCACAGATGAATGTTCTATTGATATTCGGTTTAATCTGTTTGGTTTGGTTACTCTTTCGATTACAGTCACGTGACACTTTTACTCAAGAACAAACAAATGGTGAGAACAATTACGAAGACAACTATAAAAATTACAAATTAGATAATTTTACTAGTGTAAAACCACAACGTTATCTGACTTTTTTAAGTGACGTTAATGATAGCTTGAAATCCCAAATGCCCAGAACTGGTGCCTATAGAGGCTCTTGCGATGATAAATTAAACGAACGCATTCAAAATGAAGCTCTGACAGATGCTTACACCAAGCTTGATGGCGGAGGTATCCTTAAAGCGCAATTTGCTCGCGATCCTTGTTTCATTTATGCCAACCACCTGTGTGAACTTACCGACCCTAGTCTGTATTTAGTAGAATCCAAAATCATGGCCCCAAGGTGGTTGGTCAATACGTACAAAAATCAAGCATTACCAACACATGTTAGTTTGAACTGTTTTAATTCCAATTACGACTGCTGTAAACGTTCTCAACAACAACGTCCAGATTGCGAACACGCAATTTAATTGATTAATTGTCTAAAAACAATTTTGCTGTAGTAATAGTAATAGTAAAGCACATGAATTGGATCACCTACAGTTTCGTGATAATTTTATTTGTTGTATACTTCTTCGTTTCTAAAGAAACCCTAGAAAACACAAAAACCAAAACCGTCAAACAACTAGCTACTTGCACTGATTGTAAAATTTATAACCACAGAGACGCCCGTTCCAAATGTGATAAATTGTGTGATCTTACCTTCCCTGAAAAAAATGCGGTTTACAATGGTAACTGGATAGGAAATGAAAAAGGAGCTACATGTGAATGCCAGTATCAAGGTGCTTATAAAAAACAATTTGTTGGCTGTCCTATCGGCGAGGAATTACCTGGTCATCCAGACTGCTTTTTGTGGAATCAATCGGATGCTAATAACAAATGTCATTTTATTTGCAACAAGTACATCCCAGGAAAACAATCGGTTTGGACAAGTGAATGGAAAAATACAAGTAGTAGTACCTCAGCTTGTGAATGTGAATATTATGACTAAACTTGCCTACAAACTATTATACCCTAACTAATATTCAAGCCCCATTCAGTTTTGTTTCAAAATACTCCATCCAAATTTTACGAAACAGAATTTCCTTTTGAATTGTATCTACAGTTAATACCTTTCTAATGGTTCGTGAAGAAACCACTTTATTGGGTAACATATCAATTTTAGAGCCAAATAAACCTTTGAATTTTTCAATGTCAGTACCACATTGTTGCTGGATATATAACCAAAACGTCAGTGTTTCATATGACATCTAAGTAATTTATGTATGGCACATAAATTAGTTAATGCTTTTAACCACACGCTGTGAAATTAATAGCGCAATTATCAAAAACACATTGTACAACACTTTGTTTCATATAACACTTTCATTTTGAAGTATTTTTCTCTGTTTTGACGGACAATCGCTTCCAGTTTGTGCATTTCATAGGTGAGTGTTTCATCCTTGATAATGATGTCATATGCTTCTTTTTCGTTATACTTTTTAAAATATTTTAGGATTCGATGCTTGATATTCCACATCCTTAATTGACTTCTCGCTCGTCTTGCTTGTTTTTTGGTCTCCTTGTAGTTCTTTTTATGTTTTAGATATGTTTCATACAAAATTTCTTGTGTTATATTACAACAAATTCGTCTGCAAATTGGACATAGGAAATGACCCCAACCATTTTGTTTAGCAGATTTGTATTCTAAAAACTTGACCAAACAATCACTGTGAAATACGTGTTTACATTTTAAAATGGTTGCATCATTCGAAAATGTTTCAAAACAAATAGGACAATCGCTACCATTATGACTACTATTATCGCTCATTTGAATACTTACGCTAAACTGTCAAGTAACGACTTGCTTTTCATTTTTTTAATTAGTTTGTCACAACAAACTGCGTCTTACAATTTCCTTTTTGTTTGAGATTGTGTTTTAGATTGAATGTACCCGTCAGGTAAGATGTTGTATGCTTTGGTGCATTCCTTCTTGTTGTTTGGGTTGTGGGGTGTTTTTTCATCAAAGTATTGATCTGGAATGTACTTATAAACAACGCATTTAGTGTAAGGTCGAGTCATGCCTCGAAGATCACTGTCAATGTTGATGTCACGTAGTTGTACACCGGTTGGAATGTAGGTTAAGAATGGGGCGGTATAGTTATTACATTCATTCTGGTTACGATACATGGACTCGTCTACTACATAAGAGAAAATGCTACGATTACTTTGTTCTTGCTGATTTAAAAAGCAACTATCGTATTTTGATTTAGTAAAACTCATTTGTGTCCTGGATGATTTTTCTTATTATTACCCGCTAAAATATTTTTTTGCAATTAATGTGTGTTGTTGCAATTACTGTTTGAGTGTTTACAATCGTGAATGTATTGTGAAGTTTGTACTGATCTTCCACCAATACTTATTATCTACTGGGTACAACTTGTAGTTGTAGTATAAGACTAGTACGGCTTGTTCTTTCATTTTGGCTTCTATATCCAAACTTATTTTTTCTGATTCGACTACCTTTAACAGTTCCTTAGGTAATTGTGTTATGTAATCAGAGTGAGCACGACGTAATGTAACGTTATCTGTTGTTTGGATCTCAGGTCTTGATTCTGACAAATGAAACAATGGAGTAATACCCCTTTTCCGCCAAATGTCTATTACCAAACGAGTTGAATCCATTAAATCCATTGTGCCAGGATTAATGTTATGATGGTGATAATCAATGACAATGGGAATAGACAGCTTCTGACACATTGGAAGTAAATCCTCAATCGAGTATGCCAACTCACAATTTTCTAACACTAATCTTTTCTGTGCACTTAACGTGAGTTTGTTAAAATTAGCTACAAAACGGGATAACGCTACTTGTTGCCCGTCCTGCTTTGAGCCACCGTGAATTACTATGACACCCTGTTGATCTAATTTCATCATGTCCATGATCTTACAATGAAAGTCGATATCAATAATGGCCTTTTCAACTACTGAATCACGATGAGAGGTTAATTGGTTGTATTGACCGGGATGAAAGGTCAAACGTTGTTTATATTGCTTTGCCATTTTCCCTATTGCTTCCAGGGTTGTTTGGAATTGGATCAAGTTGTAGCTTTGGTAGTAATCTGGATGTGTGGCGAAAGGGAACATCTCACTGGACATACGATACAAATTGATTCCGTTTTTATTATTCCATCGCAAAATACACGCCAAATCCTTAAGGTTTTGATGCGCTAATTGATACGAATAAGATATGCCTTGTCGTTTAATAGTTTCTAAACGACAAGTACGTGAACAAAAAATACCCAAATCTCGCAAATACATATTCAAACAACAATATCCTAATTGTAGATTAGACTTTTGTGTACTTGACATGTTTAAAATTGTAACGACATTTGACTGTTTGTTTATCATTGGGTTTGAGGGTGGTGTTTGACATTGTGTTTGTCCCTTGGTTATTATTCAGTTATTTGTTACTACTACTACAATACTACGCTACTGGACGTAAGCACCCGATGCCAGCAGAATCCAAGCAGATTGCTGGTTATCCCATAGCATTTGTGCACTCTGTGAACGTCGTTTGAATACTAAACGTGTGGGTTGATCAACCGCATTGATCGGGTTAGGGGTAATCAATTTACCAGCACCGAAAAATACCGTGTGTTGACAACCTGGGCCCATGTTACTACATACCAGCATTTTAAAAGTTCCATCCGCGATCCCCGTACTAGGCATCGTACCTGAAGTTGCAGTATAATTTGTTCCCAAAACCGAAAACATAGACACCACAATCGAATCACTTGGGGAACGTGTCGCAGGTGAGGTCGCGCTGAACGTGTATCTCTCCACCGAATAAGCCAATGTGCTTTGTAATGTCACGTTATTAAATGATGCCTGCACAGTATTACTAAGAGTGGTAAAACGACCTGTTGAAGCCACGTTCGTTCCAATCGGTGTGCTGTTAATACTGCCACCACCGATTTGAAAAGAACTGCCCGCTATCGTATTAGTTCCAGCTGTTACACCTCCATCTAATACGAAACCTGACATGCGCGAAGCAAATACTTTGTTCACTTCGATGTCACTAAGACTTCCTGTTACCACACTGTTATTGCTTGTAATATTGGTATAAAATGACCACCGTTCCGTATTGCGTTTGAAACCAAAAAATCCAGTTTTGTACCCAGCTGACCCGGCGGTAACGCTGGTGTTACCTGTTGTCGACCAATAATTGACTTGAATACCTACATCTTTGCCTTGATCTCTCGTTAGTATGGTTCTAATGCTGCCCGTGGTACTGGTTGTGGTTAATGTATTAGCTGAACTAATATTGAAACTGGTGGGGCTATTAATACTTGTAATGATGTAACTACCGTCTATGATCGGTGATGTGTTGGTATTGAATAATGTTACCAGATCACCTACTTGTAAATAGCCTGTAGTAGCCGTGGTGACTTGAATGTTTCCACTAGTTCCCGCTGCATTGGAGATAGCATTAATCTGCAGAATTTGTGACGTGCCCAATGGTAAAATAAACTTGTTCAAATCAAAGTCTCCTGATGCCGAAGCAATTACACTACCCACAATGTTAATACTGCCTGCAATGGTGACATTCGACGAATTAATACTGATTCCTTTGAAACCGTTGAGTATCAATTGAGTACCATCGCTGTATACACTGTTACTGCTCGAACCAAAATTGAGATAATTGTAACTAGGGATATTAACGCTACCCGAGGAAAAACGCGGAGTCAAGTCAATATTACCTGTTGAGTTAGTTACTCCAAAATTACCGGATGAATCTTTTAGCAGGTAAGTACTGTTATTTTGCCCAAAGTAAAAGGGTACTCTATCCGGAACACGTACTGAATCAGACGTGCTGATATTCACTCCACCCGCTTTTGCTAGAATGGTTGCGTTAGTTTGTGATTGGATCAACACATTCCCACCCGTGTCACTTCGGATACCGTTTTCTGTGGTACCGAATCCTAATGTTACATTGTAAGGAACTAGAATGCTACTGCCCGTGATTGGCAATATAGAGACGTTTCCCGCTGTGCTACGAATAGTCACCACCCCACCCGATAGCGTACTAACGCCGGACACTCCTCCATTACTAAGTGCTATATTAGTCAAGTATGCATCTCCAAATTGAACATCACTGTACGGCCCAGTAAACACTTCATCCACGTTGGTACCATCTCGAATATATACAAATCGGCCAGTGCTATCTTTGAAACCAAAAAATCCCGTTTTTGAGCTCACACCGTCATTCCACTTGAATTCTATGCCTCGATCTCGGTTGTCATCTACAATTGGTCCGATCACACCCCCAAGGGAAATGATAGGATCTTGAATGTTAGTAACCGTACTGTAAACGGTAGAAGTAGTGCCATTGATTTGAACGTCAGAATTAAAAATAACACGGCCGGTGCGAACTGTGAAATTACCTGCCGAATCACAAGACCAACTATTACCCGTATTACCAAAATTGATGGGGACATTAAACGGTACCGATATTTGATTGGTGGCATTCAATGATAAATTAGCTGTATTGGTATTAATTGTATTGGTAGCATTGAAATTTAAGACTCCTGTACATCCGGTAATCGTGTTGACATTAGCAATAGTTCCACAGTTCAAATTAAGAAAGCCATTGTTGTTAAAAATCAAATTGTTATTTACATAAACACTGGCTATTTCCAGATCGCCCATGGTACCGCTGATCACTTCAGCGCTATTTATCGCATCTGAATAATAAGTAAAACGATTGGTGGTGTCTTTGCGACCGAACCAACCCAGTTTTGAACCGGAAGTAGCAGGATTGTAACGGTATTCAATGCCACGATCTTTAAAATCAGTCAAAGTGTAATCTGCCAAGGTAATGATCGGGTCTCGTGTCCTCACGTTGTCTGTATCTAAACGAATCAAACTCCCGACCGTACCCGTTATTTGAAATGTACCGGATGAAAAGCTAGTCGTCGTGTTATTGACATTTAATGTCCCCGTGGTGCTTATCAGATTTATCGTCGGGCCAGATAAACTTAAACTTCCACTGGTGCTTGTGTTCATATACCAAGTTCCATTCGATGAGTCCGAATACAGAAACGATTGGTTATAACTTCCTATCCTTAATAGGGTATTGGTTGGAATATTAACTGAAGATGATGCTATCAGATCGATGTTGCTCGCAGACGTTAATCTGATTGTATTGGTAGCGTTACCGGTCAGTACCAATGTTCCCGAACTGTCCAAAGTGATACTATTAGCCGTTCCTGCCGTGCTGAATATCAGATTTGTTCGTTGCGGTATGCGTACATTTCCTGTAGAAGGAAATAAATCAATATCTCCTACACTGGGTGATAACACTATGTTTCCAAACGAAGAACTGATATTCACATTAGAATTACTGATGACGTTAAAAATACCACCTTCACAACTATCAACAACCGTAATGCCACTCGTATTTCCGCTGATTAATTGTGTAGCCGTCCCAAACTGGATCGGGGTACCACCGGGTACAATCACGTTTCCTCCAGTGGTAGTTAAAAATAATGCCTTGTTTGTATTAATGGATAGATTTCCAGAGGTATCAGAACTGATTCTCTGTGCTCCTGTGGAAGAACCATCAAACGATACGCTGGTTGCTACAGGGACAATGATTGCACCGAAAGTGACTGTTGAGAATTGGACATTTTGTGCAGCTACAATGTTCAAGGTAGACTGAGTTGTTTCTGTAATGGCTGTACCAGCTGTTCCAAAACGTACAGGAACACCATTTGGTAATAAAATGTCCCCCCCAGCTGCCAGCGATATTCTGTTGCTGGCATTTACCGTCACATTACTGGAACCAGCAAGCGTCAAGTTATTGCCACAACCCGTTATCAAATTAACGTTTAATAGCTTACCACAATTAGCATTAAATGTACCACCTGGATTAAGATTGACTAAGGATACTTGTAAGTTGTTTAACTCGAAATTACCTGGAGTTCCACTAATAATTTCATTTGTATTGCTCGCATCTGGAATGAAGGTGAACAACTTAGTGGTATTTTTATATCCAAACCACCCCATCTTCATCGAATTCGTAGTACTGTCGAAATAATTAAATTCGACACCTCGGTCTTTATCATCGTTGCTAACTAGATTGTAATTGGCCAAGGTTATGATGGGGTCATAAAATTTTGTGTTTATTGTATCAATGGTAGTCAAAGACCCATTTAGGTCAATTTGATTCGCACTGTTGATGTTAATAGAATGCCCATCATAGTTGATGTAATTGCTACCCGATGTTCCCAATTGAAGCTTGGCATCTTGAGGAAAACGGACGATATTATTCGCATTGGTGTTATTAGCATTAGTGTTGATAAACACGTCACCATAACTAGAAATAATCATCCCACTTGTTCCTGCCGAAATGCTGTTGGTCGTGTCACCAAAGGTCAACGGGATACGGTCGGGAATTTTCACTAAATTTTTGGAGTTCAGGACGATATTGTTCGACGGCAGCTTAGCAAAAGAACCGCCTGTAGTATAAAACACAGCCCCGGATGTCCCATTAAGAGTGAAAACGGTGTCGTTCAATATATTGCCCACTGTAAACAAGCCATTCAATGATCCGTTGGTTACCGAAAACACGTCGCCAGACTTGAGCTGATGCGGGAATACAGATGTCAACAATACATTAGCGTTTGTCGTTCTAACTACCGACAACAATTTTGTTCCTAATCCTGTGTCGGTTTGTAAAGAAATGTCTCCATTGATAGTCCGAATGGAGTTCGAGGCAAAAGAAGTGATCGAACTAGAACCATGGCTCGAATATACTTTGAAATCGTTATCAATGATGAATGAAGCACTGCCTTTGGCCAATTCCGAGTAAAAATTACCATTGGATGTGATATTTGTTATTGGACCTTTCAAATACAAGGTGCCCAAGTTATTAGGAATAATGTTGATGTCTCCATTAAAATTAGTTGCTGATATGTCGTTTCGACATATCTCCAAATTCCCCAAAAATGAGCACCCATCCACCTTGAATGAAGCGCGTGTAGAACTGATGTAAAATTGGGCTGTATCGGGGTCCCAGTTTACTGCCGCTCCTACCAAGTTGCTATATAGGTTGACATCGGAACGCGTTTGTAGCTTAGTGAAATACCCGACATTAGGACCATCCACACCAATAACTGTGTTTCTTATTTCTGAATCTTGGATGATGACATTGAGAAAGATGCCGTCTTCAAAAACACCAGCAATACTAACTGATTCAAGTTTTATTGTATTGGCAGTCACCGTATCAAAAACACCCAAATTGGAACTTACAGAACCACCTTTTAAGGGTTTGACTAGTGGTTTGGCGCTAAATAAATTACTCATAGCTTAATCTTATTTGTCACAAATAAAATTAAAATACAAATGAAACAAGTCAACTATGTTAATTTCAACTGATTTTATAGCATCTCCGTTCGGATGGAACTTATCCCACTCGCTTTGGTTTTTGGGAATCGAGGAATGTTATCAGCAGTCAAACCAAAATACTGCACCCACAATTTTTTACCGATAAATTGGTCAGCCTTTTTGTACAGTTCTTGACGTTCTTCTCGGGTTCCTTTACTCGGAACCTTGAACCTAGCGCCCTGTTCTGTTTGGCAAACCCAAACAACTAAATCTTGATTACCACCTGTTGTATCTATTTCCCGTGTAAAATCAACTATCGTAAATTCACTGTCATCGAAATCTTTGTGTTTCAAAAGGTCAGCCGAACGAAACTTGGGTTTGTATATACCAACCGCGTTCCTGATCATACTACCTTCATATGAATCCCCTACAAACAATTGATGTTGTTGTTCAACGTCTTGTTGTCTGTCGCATTTAATGGTGCGCACAGTTTTGATACGATTGCTGAAATGTTTTGAAATTGTGTGTAGATTAAATAATCTTTGCTCAAATGTTTGTAACGGTGTATTAGAGTTGTAAATATCGTAGACGTGATACTGGATTTTCCCCAGATGTTCCTTTTCGGATGTAGTCAATTCTTTTTGTTTCCTTAAAATACCATAATGTTCAAAAGCAAATTCGGCATCGTGTACATACAATTCACCATCAAGGCAAATTGATTGGTAATGATCAGACGAGTTTTGGTGTTCCATGTTAATAGAGAGTGACAACAGATCCTGATACAACTGAGTTCCGTACAAAATGGTGTATTCTTTGCCTGTACGAGATGTACACTTTTTTGTTTTAATATCAAAAACCATTCGATATCCGTCTAATTTCGGTTGTACGTAACAAGGATACACAATCTTTTTAGCTTGTTTCTTGAATTCCTGAGCTAACATAGGTAATACAATAGTGTTGTTGGTATTAGCGTTGGTAGTATTGTTGGAAGTGGCGTTGGTTGTATTGTTGGTAGTGGCGTTGGTTGTATTGTTGGTAGTGGCGTTGGTTGTATTGTTGGTAGTGGCGTTGGTACCATCGTCGGTTGGGTTGGTGTTGAAACTAACTGTGTCAGTTATATACCCATCTGTATCTCTTTTGCGTTTCCATTTCGATTCTGCGTCATGCAGGGCTTGTTGATAATGTGTTGTTTCATTACGTTTGCCAATGTTTTTTCCAGTGTTTACTTGAGCTTTAGATTCTACACGTTTTCCACCCAAGTATCCGTAACTCGTGATTATCAACGAGTATTCGCCCATGTTTTCTACACTAATATCCCATTCTTTGGTTTTACCTTTTTTGTCCGTTCCTCTTAGCGTCGGAAACTTTTGTTGGTTGTTCATTTTACAGCCGATAATGTCAATTAAAATCGATTACCTTTTAAATATATTTCAATTATTTGGAGTCTTTGTGTATTTAAACTTATTTAATCTTGTATCAGCACCAATAAATAGATGAAGCAAGAAATAACGGATCGACAACAATCAAAAGCGGACTTGGCCAAAAGTTATCGTAAAACTATTGAACGGTCTCAACAATATATTGCTAAAAGTATCGAAGCAACCAGTCCAAAAAGAACAGATGAGTTTCGACGACTGGCAATAGCCGAATTAGATGCGATGTTACAACCGTTAGACATCACTGACTACTTGCTATTGGACAGTAATCCTCCTGTGCCGAAACGAGAATACATTGAGTCTTATTTTAATTTGGGCACTTTATACAAAACTTGTGCCGAAGCAAAAATGTCTAGTCCAAACACCGTTAATGAAGCTCAAAACATGTTTGATCAAGCTCTTAGATGTTTTGTTATTATTTTACGAGTTCAATTCGAAGACGAACTAGCCAAACAACAAATGGTCAGCATTTACACACAATTGTGTTATCTGTATCAAAACGATATGCAGATGTGCTTGCGATATTTACACGAAGCTTTGTTGTATGCGCCAGAAAATGAAACCATCCACTACAACTTGGGATTTGTATATCAAAAGATGAACCGTTTGGAGCTATCCTTAATTCATTACAAACTCAGTTTGGAACTCATCGATTTACACATAACCAAAAACAATTCTAGAAAGGAAGAACTACGTAAACTGACCTTGAATAATTACAACGGCCTTTCTTGCATTTACCGATCAATCAAACAATGGCCAGAAGCACTACACTATTTGTTGAAAGGAGAAAAAGTAGACTCGTTAGATCCCGATGTTCAGAATCAATTGGGTGTAGTGTATACCGAAATGCGTAGAACGGATTTGGCAGAACGCTCATACGAAAAAGCAATAAAGAATTACAAAAGAAGTTTTATTTCAAGCGATCATCAGTTTCTTTTATCAGAAATTTATCTGAATTATGGACACATGCATTCTTATAACGGCGACAATGCCGGTGCTATTGAGAAATACAATCAGTCTTTAAAAGTTTCTCCTAAATTTACCCTTCCCTTTCAAAATAAGATCATGAACTTGAGTTACTTGTTTGACCAATTAGAGGACAAAAAGTACATCTTAAATCAACACACCTTGGTAAATAAATTGTACCAAAAAGGTAATGGTCGTTATCAATTTACCGATTCATTTGATCACACAGAAAAGATAAACATTGGTATAATTTCTGGAGATTTTGTGGACCATCCAGTAAGTTTTTTTATTAGCACTTTTTTGAAAAATTTTGACACCACCCGTTTTAATGTCACTTGTTATTCCGAATGTATCATTGATACAAGCTTGTTCAACCCACAACTAAAATTTACGTTTATTAAGCACCACACTGCCACCGCCGCAGCCGATATTATATACAAAGACAACATCCATATACTGTTTGACTTGGCTGGACACACTGCTTACAATAGATTAGACGTATTTGCGCTGAAACCAGCACCCATTCAAATCACCTACATTGGTTATCCTTACTCTACTGGGCTCAGTGAAATGGACTATCGAATTACCGATGGAGTTTGTGATAATGACAGTGTGTCTCAAGTATTTTATACGGAAAAACTTTTGTATCTTCCCAATTGCTTTTTATGTTACGACCCCACCGTGATCAAGCGAACTTCTGCTGGACAAGTATTTGATAAAAAAAATATCCCTAAACCCGTCTTGGGATCACAACCGTACCTTAAAAATGGTTACTTGACTATTGGCTGTTACAATCGAGTCAATAAAATGACATCATCAGTAGTCAAAGTATTCAATGAACTACTGCTTAAATTTCCAACTATAAGATTTGTATTTAAAACCAAAGCATTGTTGAACCAACAAATTAAAAAAAAATTCGTTCAACAATTTGACACTACCGTCCGTTCAAGAATCCAGGTAGTCGATTGTACAATCTTGCACGAAGACCATTTACTGGAATACAATCGAGTGGACTTAGCTATAGACACTTTTCCTTACTCGGGTACTACGACATCGTGTGAAGCATTGTTTATGGGTGTCCCAGTATTTACCTTTTACGACAAAGAATACTATTTCCATCCGCAGAATGTTACTGCCAGCATTTTGAAAAATTCAGGTACAGAATTAGAGTATTACATTGTCAACAATAAGGATGAATTATATACAAAAATTGAACATCTAATGACACACGAACAAAGCTTCTGGCAACAGCTTAAACAAAAAACCAGAACTTTGTTTACAAACGGAAAAGTGTGTGACAAAGCGACCTACATGAATAACATCCAGACTTTACTTGGAGACTTGTATGACAGTACAAAAAAATTAACAATATAATTTTATAAATATCGTATTCAATTAATAATGATTCAACATAATACCATTACTAATATGATATGTATTTAATCAATGGTTTTCAGAGCAACGAGCTCCTAGGATTTTGATTGAAGGCAGGTGCATTATGTACAATTTTCTATCAGAATTCTTGCAGTACTTTGTGTATTTTACAAGTCTAAAGACAAAAACATTTTATTCGAAATGTTTCAAATATACTAGTTCAACCTAGGCACACAATATATAATTTCCATTCGATATACATTTGGTACCTTCTCCACACGCCATGTTAACCCAGTTCCCATTGCTACAGATTGAAAAACTGTCATCTTGCTCGCACTTCATGTATCCTGGTATACATTGTTGTGTGTTTTCCATACCACACAATATATAATTTCCATTCGATATACATTTGGTACCTTCTGCACACGCCATGTTAACCCAGTTCCCATTGCTACAGATTGAAAAACTGTCATCTTGCTCGCACCTCATGTATCCTGGTATACATTGTTGTGTTGTTTGTAGTGTTCTAGTAGGCCTTCTCCACGGTGGGGGTGTTGGTATTGACTGACTTTGTGTAGGTATTGGTTTGGAATTGACAACCACATTGGATATACGGGGGTTGATGGTAATACTTTTTTGTTCGGAGAATAAATCTGCGCCATCGTAACTGCCGGTAGCCATAAACTCGGGGATGATTGGATAATTTAATATATTTGCTACAATCAATTCCTTACCCGGTAAATTTACATCCTGATTGGTATTTCCGTTTTCTACGCGCACGTCTGCACATTCCATATAGTACTCTCGATTCCCAATCCGATTGATCCATGTCCAGAACACAGTAGTATCGCCACTAGGTGTTTCAGCTGGTAGATAAAACTCGTACGACATTCCGTCCAACATACAAGAACTGAACACCGTCCTCAGCACGAGAAAGTCTCGATCATTATAAGAAATACCAAACTGACAGTGGCCACCTCCATGTGTAGCAGTACCTTCTAATGTCACTCGCACTTTGTTACTGGTTATTGTTTGTGTAGCAGGTCCCTTAGGAAAACCTTTGCACGGAAAGGTAAAAAAATCAGGTTGAACGTATAATGGCGAATTCAAATCGTAGTTAATCAAGTTGTTTGTTGTGTAGTACTCGCTGTATTTACTATGCCTCGCAGGAGGGTCTTGCATTAGAATGTGCGACTGCCCTACATTTGCCCAGGCTAGAAGCGTAAAAAATATTTTAAACATTAATTTTTGTTTAAATTATTATATTATTTTTAAATCGCGTTCAGAACGCCACTTACGCCACACTAATTCAATAAGAACGGATCATCCGTTAACACGTATTCTGGATCACTTGTTTGGATGTCAATGTATCCAACCTTATTGTAATTGTTTAAATCATAAATGTATTGTTCGTCCACCCAGTAAAATGAATCTTCAATGAATTGTTTTTTTAATGAAGCCATTTTGTTATTCATTCCGTTACACTCCACAAATCTGATTCCTGTTACATCGTTTTGGTTATTTGACAAGGTATGAGATGTGTGTAGTGGTGTAGTGTATATATTGGTAAATGCTTTTAAAGCATGTTGTCTACAGTATTTACTTTCTGCTTGTGTCTTGCGGATACATTTACTGCCGTTTTTGGTAACGGCTGCACAAAGAGCTTCTTCAATCATTAGCGTAGCTAACACTTGGTCTAATAATTCTGTTTCCCCTGTTAATTGTTGTGTTCCACGCTTGTACACATCAAAATTCACGCTTATGTAATTTATGATTTTGTGGACGTCTTTTTTCAGTGCTTTTTGAAAACTTTTTGGTAAATCTAATGCGGTTCTGGAAACGTCCATCTTGTATATTATGAAGCAACCGGTTTTCTTGTCCAATTTGCGTAAACATTTTCATTTTTTAATTCACATTCTTGAAAACGTGTGTAGATGATTGGTTGACTGGTGATCTTTGACAGTTTGTCAGATGTAATAAAAGAACCAGTAAGTAACAAACTTAAACCTTTTTGTAACTTGCCGTCAAATTCTGTGTTGGGAGTGTGATTAGTGTTTCTACTTTTGTGACTGCTGTCACTACACACAAACCCTATCGGACTGCTAATGTCTTGGTTTGATTGGTTTATTACTTGGTGAATGGTTATAAATACAGGTGTTTTGTCTGTATCAAACAATACGCGTGTTTTAGGTTGGGAAAATCCCAACTCGATTTTTTCTGAACAAAGATGGTTATTATCTTCGAAATAAAAACAAAAGAGTAATATGAAACGTATTCCCGAATCAAACGTTAATTGAATGGACCCGTTTTGATATTTGTAGTCTATCACTTTGATACACATGACTACATTAGTGTCTGAATGATTACTTAATTTTAAATGAAAATACAAAGTAATACAATTAAACTTTCACAATACAAACTATTAAAATCTTGCATCTTTATATAATATGAAACGTTCACCTGTACGCATTCCTTTAGAAAAAGGTGGTTTACCGGGTTATCATACAGCAGATTTGGCCAGGGAACGCCGTCAAGTGTTATCCAAATTGATAGTTTCAAGGAAAGAAACATATTCTCAGATCATCAAACGTTTGAATGTATTGGCTATATATAACAAGAACAAGAATCCTGAATTATCAGCTAAAATTCGACGTGACATTGCATATGTCCAAAGACACTTGTCACACTTTAGTAAGACCAGTTCCAAACATAAGTCGCCAGTAAAAACAAATAAAACCAGCAACCCAAAACGCAAGTCAAAAGCCAAGTCAAGCCCTGGGTCGAAGAACCCCTCTAAACGCAAAAGTAAGTCCAAGTCAAAAGCCAAGTCAAGCCCTAGGTCGAAGAACCCCTCTAAACGCAAAAGTAAGTCCAAGTCAAAAGCCAAGTCAAGCCCTAGGTCGAAGAACCCCTCTAAACCAAAAAGAAAGTCCAAGTCCAAAGCAAAGAGCCGTTTGTAGTACACTTGTTTTTGGCTTAAATCGTTCCAAATATAGCTTCGTTAACCGTTGAGTTAACACAAAACAACCAATGAACTACGATACCCAAGATAAAAGTGTAAACCAAAGTCGAATAGTATTCCCATTCAGAGTAACTCGATATCCAATAAGCTAAAGCAAACGTTAATAAAACATCAAAAACAGCAATGTCATTGATCCTAAAGCTGTGAACGCCTTTGCGTGGTTCACCTAACAAGTTCTTGTATTTGCAAAATATCATTGTTACTAATAACAACACAAATTTATTACAAGTATTATCATTTAATAAATTTGATTTAATCTACACACTAGGTGATACTATGCAGAATAATACGGTATCTAATACAATTAAAATCTGTAAACGTTGACATTTGACGGATTTCAGGTTGGACATCCAAAACTGTCTTGATATTGCTCACAACCCCTCGAATAACAGTTTGAAATGCTGGGTTGTCATAGTCGGGACTCCCACTATTGTCTAACACTGATTGGTCAAAATCGCCTCTAAAAATAAGCTCCATATTGTAATTGAACATTTTGAACAAGTGACTATTGTTGGTTTTGTTATTTTGATAATCCCAGGGTCTTTAATAAGTTTTGTTTTTGCATTTAGTAGTGGTCGCCTCTCATTTCCAAGTTTCTTTCCAAAATGCATTTAAACACTGAATTATCCAGACCTAATGTGTTTTGCAGGAATGCCATACCCCTGGTTTCTTTTGGTAAACATTTCCCCCCAAATCCACGTTTGCCATCTGGCCCAGGGACATGCGTGTGTGAGAAACCAATTCTAGGATCCAACCTAAATAGTTTATTTAATCGATTATAATCTACATTTAGCCGTTCGGCAACGTCATGAATTTCATTGAAATACCATACCTTTACAGCTAGATATACGTTCAATGTGTACTTGAACAATTCACATTCTTCATACGAATGCACTAGGATTTCAAACGGTTGTTTATGTTGTGATTTATGAGCGTACAAACGGTCGATAACTTTCTTTTCCATCTCTAGCTTGTTGTCTCCATCGCTGTCGCTTCCACCTAGTAAACAAAAAGATGCGTTGAACATGTCTTCCTGGAATGTACGTTCCTTAAGGAATTCTGGACAGAAAATGATACTAAACATATCACTTCCAAATTGTTCATGTAACTTTCTACATGTTCCTGGTTGTACAGTCGATTTAATTATGACACTTGTTTTTTTCCCAGCTTGTTTTTGGATTTGTCCTATCACAGACTCTACAATCGAAGTGTCACAGCTCCCGTCGTCATCACTTGGTGTAGGCACACAAATGAAATAAACATTATTTTCGTTGAATTGCTCGGAGTACCGTACCAATTCAGATAGTTTATCAAAACATTTAACAGCTTTTGATTCTGTTTTGGCTACGACATCAAATACACAAAACTCGACGCTGTTTTCTTTACACAAATACCCTAAAGCGGAACCAACGTAACCATAACCTACAATATTAATAAATCTTGTTGACATTTGTTTATAATAAGTAGTTCAGTTTCTTTTAAATCACACTAATCACAAATATATTACACACTACACTTATTACACACTTATTACCTACACACTACACACTCATACTAGGATTTCATTGATCATTTTGTCTACTCGATCGTTGCCGTACCAAAGGAAATATTCTTTTGATTCTCGGTTAGCAGGACATACTGTGTGAGAATGAATGTGTTTGAATGTAATGTTTTTATCCAATGGACCTAGGGTCTTTCTGATCTCTATAATTCGTTTAATCAACAAATCATTTTTTACTGGCTCTCCTTTGGATGTTTTCCAGTCATTACGCACCCAGTTCCTATACCACTCTGTAAGACACTTGATAGAGTACATACTATCGGACACAATAACGATCGGTTTATCGATAAATAAACTTTGGTGCTCATGAAGTATCTCAAAAACCTTTAACATAGCCATCAATTCAGCTTTTTGATTGGTTGGGTCCTTAGCAATAATAGCGCTGTAGTTCAAGTTGGAAAAAGGTGAATCAGGTTCTTCAGTAAAAAAGACCGCATATCCACCTTTTGATCCGGATTTACCATTCCGTTTACAATTACCATCCGTAAAAATGTAAACAGCGTTGTCTTCGGTTAGTTGTGCAGTGTGGTTCAAGTCTCGGAGCACATGGGTTACTGTTGTTTTTGATAGGTTTGGCAACAAATCAACAAGTGTCATCTGATTAAGTTTGTTTTTGTACAATAGTATTTCCAAGTCTTTGGATGACATCGTACCTAGCTTCTTGCTGAATTTTGTTCATTCTATTTTAATTCAATTATTTTTTCCATGGCACTGATATGTTGTCCCGGTTCAATCAACAACATACGAATATTGGCAACATGTATGGTAATGTCAAGACAGGAACCTAATACAATGAATCCAATCTAGTGTCTGGTGGTTGCATTGTTGAATCTGACAGTAGACTTTTGATGCGTCTAGTTAAGATACCTGTTACTTGTTCGATTTTGAATTGATGGAAAACATGGAATAATCTAATTATAATCATTATAGACAATTACACTTATCCACTGTAAATAAATAAGATTATTGAAAATTTCTCCTGAAACTAATCGACAGCCTGCCCAAATTAACATTTATCTGTTACTAGGCACACCACCAAAAACATAGTCTAAATACGCTTCATTGATTGCATTTTGACCACACGCTTTGCTTTCGCTTGTGTTCTCTAGTTTTTCTCGTTTGTCTAAAAAAAGGTAATACAACACAAATAATAAACCTGCCAAGATTGCCAAGTCTCTAAAGTTCATAACAAACTGCATAATAATATGTATATTATAAAGTCAATAAAAAAGAAATAGCTTATTTCCTGTTTTTTGAAGGCGACTTGCTCTTAGAGGGATTTGACTTGGCTTTGGTATTCGACAAAGGCTTTGACTTAGACTTATGTTTGGGTGACTTGCTCTTGCTTTTGCTTTTGCGTTTGGGAGACTTGCTCTTGCTTTTGGACTTACTCTTGGACTTGTGTTTGGGAGACTTGCTCTTGCATTTGGACTTACTCTTGGACTTGCTTTTGCGTTTGGGAGACTTGCTCTTGCTTTTGGACTTACTCTTGGACTTGCGTTTGGGAGACTTGCTCTTGCTTTTGGACGTACTCTTAGACTTGCGTTTGGGTGACTTGCTCTTGCTTTTGGACTTGTGTTTGGGAGAATTGCTCTTGCTCTTGGACTTACTCTTGGACTTGCGTTTGGGAGAATTGCTCTTGCTTTTGGACTTGCGTTTGGGTGACTTGCTCTTAGCTTTTGGTTTTCTTTCTGAATGCGTTTTTGCGTTTGTGGCGCGCTGAAAGAACTGGTGATTTTCTAATAAGTTCCGCAGGATGGCAAAAGCTTGTTTTCGGTCAGATACTGTCAATTTGGTTTGCAAACGCCTTTCTAATTCCCTTATCACTACATTCAACGTTATGTTTTCTCTTGTTTGCTTGACAATTTCAGAAATGTGATTTAACATTAAAGTATGCTTATCTAGGACATGATCTAATGCTTGGGGCAATGAGCCTCTAGAGAATAACGTATATACTTTACCTCTGGGTGTACGAATACCAATCGTCATGTAATGTCCGCCTGTTTTACTGCCACGTTGGTAATACAAAATGACCACTCGGTCATGTAACTCATCTGGATTGCTCAAGTTAGTTATGTTATAATTGTCATCTAGGATAACAAAATCTAAATTGATTGCTTTGGACAACAACGACAGGGTTATGTTGTCCCCTTGAAAATGAAATCCGGATTTGACAATGTTGGTAATAAAATCTTTTTTGTTTCTTACCTGATCTGGATCCCAATTTCCTTCAAAATCACCATTATGTTTTTCTAATCTGTAATTCTGAACAATTTCGTAAAATTGTGCGTCTGACATCTTGTTTATGTATTGAGCAATCTTCTTCCTCAATTTTTCATGTGTCATTCTATACCCAGAATCTGTCAAAGCGGTCTCAATCGATCTAAATTGACAATTTCCATCTCCAATACAATCTTTTACCACAAAAGCCGATGACATGAGTTTCAGCTTCCATTGTTCATCTAATTCTTTCCAAAAAAAGGGTTTAGAGTTACTCGATTCCTTTTTCGCTTTTTCTTGAAGCTGAGGTGGTGTGTCGTTTTCTAACCCATCCAAATCTATGTCCTGGAGCTCACTTACACTATCCGTTTTCATTGATTTGCTGTTCGTAATTAGTATTCTTATTAGTACTAATTAATAAAAAAATCTAGAAACGAATTTACTAACAATCATCTAAATCCTTTTCGATCTCGTCTTGTAAGTTACATTCATATTTGACTTTTACATTGAAACCATAGTGCACAGTGCCGCCTAAGCTTTGCTCTCGCTCGTTTCCATATTTGATTTTCATTGCACGACGCAATTCTCTATTATCAGGTACTTTCGTATTTGGATAATTTGAATTCCACCACAACTGAAAGTTTCCGTAAATAGACTTATTTGTTTCAAAATGCTGTGATTCTTCGAGACACTGATCAAAGAACTCGTTAAACTTATCATTGTCTACCTTGTATTTGGCCGTTGCCTTCTTCACCTCATCCGGTTCGTTGAGACCTTCGTACAAGTATTTATTGTACCAGTGAATCAAAATGCTCATGAAATACGGTCTCCATTCCTTTATTTTTGATTTTATGCCCGGATTTATCTTGAATTCATTTTCTTTGACTGGGTTTTCACAAAATCTGCTCTTGAATTCCACTACACGAATACGTCTCCACGTTCCTCCATCAATAGATGATACCGCAGGCAGGTCATTACAACACATAATCATTGTGCCTTGTAACTTGAATGTAACAGGCGCCTTGAATAGTTCACGCGCTACGATTGTGTCCCCACCGGTGTACTGCTTCAAAATACCCGTTCGTAACTTGTCGTCATGTTCCGGTTCTTGAAAGGTAAATATTCTTCTACCACGTAAACGGATGATGTCCGGTGAGGCATTGCTGGCATTTGCTCTTCTATTTGTCAGCAAAGATACGTCCACAGAAGTGGTGTAGTCTCCTAACGTGTGTTCTAAGAAATTCACCAAAGTACTCTTGCCATTCGCACCCGAAAGACCTGTCCAAATATAAAACTTCTCATCTGGAATACCTACTAACGACTTTCCTAACACTTTTAACAAGTACTCCCGTACTTGCTTGTTGGTAATGATTTTGCTCAAAAAATCATAGATTTCCTGCACTTGTTGATTTGATTCATCATACTCAACGTAATCGTAACCCGTCGAAAACGTTATGTAATCTGATTGCACGCTTGCACGAAATGCATTTTGTTTGAAATCATATATACCATTCTTAAATCCTACAAGGTACGGATTTTCATCTAAATTTTTGTAAAAGTCGCTATCGTACGTCTTGAACAAATAACATACCTGTGCCAACACATTATTTTTGAAATTAACATTTTCCAGTTTGTTGATGATGTTATCCACCATCTGATTTCTTAAATTGGCATCTATCTTTTCATCATTCACCAAAAATTCTTGAAGGTTACTGTTCTTATTCATGACACTTGTGTCACTGATTTTAATACCCCGATAGTACTTTGGTAATTCCTCTGATATTAAAATATTCATCAAATGACTCTTGTTCCATCTCACACCATCATATTCATACCATGCCGTGTTTTTTACGTCATCTACTCTGAATCTCGATTTATAAATTGTAAATGCCGTCTTGGCTATTTGATAATGAGAACCTGTCAGTGATTCTTCCAAACAACGCTTTATCGGTTCCGTTAACGTCACTTCTGTAGTCCAATACTTGGTTGACATACTTAGATACATTTGCACAAATCTAGTTTGGAAATCCTCCGGTAATCTAATACCACCCTCTGGGAAACGACGACGCAAACAATCTTGATCGTAACATTTTACGTATACACCAGATACGCTGATTTCCAGGTATACTGGACACGTAGGTCGTTGATGTTCACGGTCCTTGAATGGACAATGTTTTTGTTTGATTGAAACATAATAACAAAACATACCCATCTTGTTTTGAGTTGCGTAAATTCTTTCAATTTCCATGTTATAACCAGATAAACATTCATTTGTCATTTTCAATTCTTGAAGTAGTTCCACGATTTCTTTTGAAACTGCTGTACCATTCGATTCAATACCTTTAACAATCGGTGCTTTTCCACTTGCATCTTGCGCCTTTACCAATATACTATTGTACTTATCGGAAAGTGCTGTCTTCTCTGTGTCTGCTTTTACACGCACAACCGTTTTCATAAATGTATCAAAATCAGTGTCAGCTAACCGCAACAGTTGTCCACTTTGGATGTTGTAAATTCTGTACACTTCTGATTCCACTTCATTGCCCTTTCCCTTTTTCATGTTCCCCTTTCTTGAACCTAACAAACGCAACCCAGTTCTGTATACAGAAATGTCTATACATTTCGTTAGCGCTTGTGCTTCTGTATCAGAATGTTCACTCAACAATTTACACATTTCATCACAAACAGTTTTGGCAGTTACCGAATCCACCACTAAATTACAAAAATTAATATGATACTTGTCTTGGCGTTTTGAAATTACGTTTTCTGTCACAAACCCACTCTTAGATGAAAAAATATCATTGATCGCTTGGATTGCAGCATCAACAATTATTGTTATGTGACTGTCGGATAATGCAGACATTGGCACGTCTCGCTTAGGGAGATCGATATCTAAAAAAAAACGAAACTTTGAATTGTACACTTTTTCAATCAAATACAACTCTTCACTCGATTTCATCGCCTCATAATATTTACAGTAAAACTCATCATATTTAGTGTCCGGTACATTGTACTTGCCTTTGTTAAAGGACAAATGAGTCTGATATCGTTCTGTGTCTTTGACGAAATCAAAAATAAATTTCCCGAAATCAACTGTTTTGCTCATTTATTGTTGTTTGGTTGTTCTCTGTGTATTTCTTTTTACACATCTTTGTATTCAGTTTTTTTTCCACTAAAACCCTAATCCTTTCTTTTCACGCAATTTTTACAGTTTTAATTTCTGCAGTACCATTAACACACTTACTTCTGATGACCCGATTCCTGTTGCTTGTCAAAGACATTCTCCAGCACTCTGATTTTATTTATGATTCTAGGGTGATCGATGAAAAAAACATCAAACACTCTTTGAAAACTTGTTGTGAAGACTTGATCAAAACCAATGTTCACATTACCGAATTGCCCAATAATGACATCATTATTCACGATACATATGCAGAAATAGTATACACTACAAACACAGTTTCCAAAGGCTGGATTTACAATTATAATGTTATTTCCAAACAAGTGGCTGTATTAGTTCAATGTGTACCCGTACTTGACACACAACAAAGCTCCCCATCAGTTGCCTGCCAAACTGAACCGCTGGAAACATGTACCGTAACGCTCAATTCAGAATGCATTGACGATTTGTGCAATTTCGATAGCAACAAAATAGAATTATCGTATCACTCCTTTTACCAATCACTTATACCCGTCACTTCTGCCCACACACCCACCTACACAGGCTATGCGAATACCTTGTTATTTCCTACATGGCGAGATCAATTCACGATCGAATTAAAACAAAAACTGTCTCAACCTAATTTAGGGTTGCGTCGCAATAACTGATCGCTTATTTAATTAAATCTGAAAAGTCGGGAAACACGTTGTTAAAATCTTCGTTTTCTGAATTCCATTTGGTAGAGTGTTCTGCTAATTGTCTTCTTTCTGCTTCTGATGCTACAATTGAACCAATACCTGTTTTGTCGTCTTCCGTCATAAAAGAAATCATGCCTTCCATCATAGTTAGTACGTTCCATGTACTCGTGTAAGTATCTTGGTGGTAGGCGGTAAATGTTGTGCAAATCTTACGATTGGTTTCGAATCTACCATTCGGTGTAATGAAGATGAAATCAGGAGCTTTCAATGGGTACTCGCCGGGTAAATTAATTTTACCAAAATAATATCCACCCTCATATGGGGTCTCTTTTATATCACATACAACAAAGTACCACAACAACAGATTTGATTCATCTGGTCGCAATATTAAATTAGGAAAAAGAAAATTCTCCTTGCTATACATTTCGATTTCACGACGTAATCGTTTATGACACAACCTTGATATCATGTATGTTCTAAATACAACAGTATTTATTATTTTTAAGCTCCGCCGCAGTGTTTTGTTTGATTTTTATTTGTTTAGTAGAAATAATAGTAGTAACCAAATGCCAGCTAGTGTATTACAGCTACAAAGCATCGGTATTCAAGACGTATATCTTACTAAGGACCCCCAAATCAATGTATTTCGCTACACCTATTATCGTTACGTTAATTTTGCTACCGAAACACTGCAACTACCTCTAAGCGAAGAAGCATCTTTCAATAAAAAGGTGTCTTGTGAAATCCTAAAACGCGGCCATTTACTATCTAAATTACATCTTCATTTGAAACTACCAGCGTTAACCAAAAATGGAGGCACTTATTTGTGCTGGACAGATGCCATTGGACACGCCATTTTTAGCGAACCCATCGAATTAGAAATAGGAGGCGTAGTCGTTGATCGTATTTATCCACAGCTATCAGACATCCTCGACGAATTCAGTAACGGCACCAAGCAACTTGGGCGTAATCTAATGCTAGGTAAATCGGATGTGTATGTTTCTAGTTTTTACAATGCCTCACAACCCCTTGATTTATTGATACCTTTGGACTTTTGGTTCACAAGACGATACAACATGGCCTTGCCTTTGTTAAGTATGTACAATCAAGACATCAAGATTAACTTCAAATTGCGAGATTTCCCTCGTCTTATCAACTTTGATGGTAGCACTCCCGCCTACTCCAACATTGTAGAATCAAATGTGTATGCTGAGTATATATACTTGGACGATGCCATTGTCAATAGCTTTCAACAACAAAAGCACAGGTATGTCATCGAACAAGCTCAATACCACGAAGTCGAATCTATCCCTGTTAATACTAGTATTTTTAATACTACTTTGAAATTCAATCATCCAGTCAAAGAAATATTTTTTGCTTGTGCTGAAAAAAGTGTTGTTGATAACAATAACTATTTCATGTACTCCAACAGCACTGATAACACTGCCATAATAACATCTGCTTCCTTGTTATTGGATGGTCAGCGGCGATTTGACAACTTGCCAGAATTCTACTATCGTTGTGTCTTTCCTGATAACGTCCATTCGGTGGTGCCTTTGAAGTATGTGTACTGTATGCCTTTTTGTTTGAAACCAGAAGATAATCAACCTACTGGGTCCGTCAATCTGTCTCGATTCAACGACGTTATCTTGTCTGTAAAAGTACGTAATTCCAATCCAGAATGTCTAATTTATGTTTATGCTGTCAATTACAACATCGTGACAATAGAAAATGGCACTTTCACCCTTGAATTTGCTGTCTGATTAGTAGTAATTTGTTCTGTTTGTAAATCAAAGTCACAAGGTTTGAGGGCACCAATTTTGTAGTACTGTGCAAATAGCAGCAACTATGTTTATAAAGATTGAATTTATTAAATATAATTTATACATGCACTATCTGACGTAATCGAAATCATTAATACGTACTTCCTAATTAATGGTAATGTAAAAATAAAATACTAACGATTACATTAGCACTTAGTATTTTATCTTTTTAGTCTTGTGTGGGATAACAGTTCCAGGTGTGTTGGTCATTTGGACATTTTCTATTTCAGTGTAAATAACAGAATAACGTCTTGCTAAACCATTTTTGTAGTTTGGAAATAGTCCTCCAATGTAATTCAGATATCGCTTGGGGATTGGGTCGCCAAAAGTATGCAGGACAAAATGTGGACCAGAATAATTGTCCAAATGAAACCATAGGTCTCTGGGTTGACTGTTGCGAATAATGTTGTCATTTTCCTGTTGGTTTTGTCCTATTTCCAGGATGTAGTCTCGATCCTGTATTGTTATAGTTATTGTCTTCATTGACTCTTACAACAAATCAACAACTTTTCAGTTATTTGTAGCAGCAATTACACCAAAAAATATTTAATTAACTACTACACCAAAATTATCTGCAAAATAAACTTTAATTCGTATGACAAAATATACTTTAAGTTGATTTAACATTTTGAGCAAAATCCAAGGTATCAAAGATTTGATCACAATAGCGTTCTTCTTGACGTACCATGCACATCATAATAAATTTTGTGGGTTTATAATCAAATTCTGATTTTTTACGGTTACTAAGTGTGTCCAAGAAGGACATGATTGGAATCATTAAACAGTTGTTGGATATGTCTACACCTTTTTCTTCGTCTTTTGGATCAACGTAATAATTGGATATCGTGTACTTAGCAAGTTCGCTATGTTGAAGTGTAATTTTGGTCTGACGATAGTTCTTTTTATTGAAAAAGTACAACAAGTGATTAATGGTTTCATTGATGTAAAACCCTTCTTTCAAGACTTCAAATATATGTTTTGATGTGTAAAAGGGATCCAACTCAGGTCGTCTTACTTTTTCAACCCCACTTTCTCCACCCACTGGCGGCGGAGCCATTATCGATGCCAGTTTCGCCTTGGACGGATCCAAGAAAATGTTGAAGATTTCCAATGGAGATTCTCGTCCGGCCGTGTCAACCAAGGTGATGTAACCTTTTCTACCAGTTTCAAAGGTCACTTCAAACACAAAATACAGGTGCGAACGACTCGAAACTGGATTATTGGGTGTTTTTTTGATTCGCCCATGAGAAATACGGTATTGTTCAATGATGTCCGTCAAACGGTAAATATCTCGCACCTTGATATTATCTACATTTAAGTCAGAGGGAATTCGTTCCGCAAAATCTGCACGCTCATCTTTGGCGAATTTTGTCATTTGTGGTACCTCATTTATCAGATTGTGAATTTTTCCTGTGATTTTCCCAAAATTGACATTCACGGCACCAAAATATTGTTCAAATAAATACTTGAGCTTGATGTTTTTGACTCCTCGCAAATTAGCCAAACCATAATGTATGAGACCTGGTCTATTATTCATACCTAAAATAGAATATGTTTTGCCTGAACCCGAAAGCCCGTATCCAAAAATGACTATCGAATAACCGTCTTCAACTTGTTGAAACGTACTGTATAACCCAGGACTGACAGATTCTGAACTCTCAATAATCGAATCGATATCAATCTTGAATGTTTTAAAGTCAACTGCAATTCCTTGTACTCCGGTATAAACCTCTTCATTTGTGAAAGTTTCATCAAACACACCATAAAATTCCCCAAACTCCTTACGAATATTGTTTTTAATACCCGGTACATTTTCACAGTTCAATACAATCCGCTTCTGTTTTTGGTTGTTAGATACTCCTATCGAAACTGTTTTTTCTTTTTGTTCCAATCCAATTAATGGTTTAATACGCACATATACACGCACTGCACCAGAAAGATCCTCATATATATTGGTGAGTTGTCTATCTTGCTCACGATACTCGGCTTTGTTCTCATTCCAATAATCTAATATTGTATTTAAATCCGCACAAAATTTAGGTGACACTTTGTTACGAGTGGATTTGGATTTCAAATAACGAAAATCTTCTGAGTTAATGTAACGTTCCAAATCCAAAAACTGAATGTGCTTATTAATCCCGACTTTAAGCTTTTCAAAACGCGCACGAATGTCCTGTTTGACAGATTCATTTAGATTGATAAAATTTCCAATACCGTTTGTAATGACGTTTTCTAAACGACCGATGATCTCTTGTTTACGATAAAAAATGTTATTCAACGAGAAAAAATTTTGAACAATTGCATAACAATTATCATAGTCAATAGTCGCTTGCACCTTGGTGGCATTGTTTTGAGCCAATAAACTTCTGACTTGTTCCAACTCTGCTTTCAGCCTTTCTATTTGCGCTTGAGACTCTTGTAATTCTTGTTGTAGTGTATCATAACTACTGACTTCATTACCATCTCTAACATCAAAACCCACACCCGCACTTTGTAACATCCTAATTTGTTCGTCTTTTTCGTTTAAACGTATTAACTGTTCGGACACTGTACGTTGAAGTTCGGCTTGAATATCCTTGATGTTCTGTTTCAGTTTGGTTTTTTCTTTTTGATCTAGTTCGTTACGTTTTGCCAACATGACATCCAAACTACTACTTACTTTTTTTAAATCGTTGATTAACTTCCGCTTGTATTCTTCGAAATTTGATTCAACACCCCTTGCCCACTCTTGCCAACGTTGATTGTATTCTTTGATTTTACTGATGATTTCATCTTTTTCTGATAATAATTTATCTTGACACCTGCTTTTGTACCCTTCAAGCGCCTCTCGCTGAAGCTCTGAGGTTCGCAAAGTAATTTTGAGCTGTTCTAAATCTTGATTGACTACAGCCAGAGATTTCTGTAACTCAATCAACTCGGTTTCCTTACGATTCATCAGTTCTGTGTGGTTTGACAACATTTCTTGGTTTGCGGCAAGTTCAGCTTGTTTCGCTTGTTCAGCCTGAATAATCTCAGAAATACGGTTTTGTAAAAGGTCCCTTTCTTCTGTTAATTTTTTTTGTATGCCTTGCAAGTCTTCGACTTTCAATTCGTTTGTTCTCACAAACTCTTTCATGTCAGTTTGAAAACGTCCTAAATCTCCCCGGATTTGATCACGTTCTTCTATCAACTTATTTTTGGCTTGCTCGTATTCTTGCAAACGTGCTTCGAACTGTTGTTTGATTTGTTCTATTTTTTCTTCATACTCTTTTTGTACAGCTATTACTTTGTTGGATTCACTATCGTAAAGTATCTTGTATTCCGATTGCTTTGTGTTCGATTCTTGCAGCTGTTGTTCCAGTTCTTGCACTAACGCATTGTGTTCTCGTCTAGTGATTGTTTTTTCTTTGTCAGTACGTTGAAAAAGTCGCAGAAGTCTTTCTCGATCTTTGTCCGTAAATCCATTAACAATGGGAATTTTTGATAAGACATCTACTATATTGTCATTGGATATTTCTGATAAATTTATAGGTTCGGCTACTTTACATAGGTTACCTGATTTGTTGATGAACCCAATAATTACTTTGTCCCCAGTAACTACAAATCCTAAAGCATTTTTGTAGGAAAATTTAATAGGTTTGAAAACAACTTTGGGGTAAGTTTGTTTAATGTATTCCACAATCGATTGTGCTTCCATAATTAATTTATTCTTGTAATATGGAAATAAATTAATTTTAATAATTACTGCGTGTGAATCAAGTTACAAGTATCCAATGATTCGATTTTTATCATCGACTATCAGTATTTGCTTTTTTAAAATAGGCCTACATTTCTTATACACCGGATCCCATTCTAGATTGTAAGCAGAACACGAAATGCACCTGTTTTCTGTTATATCGAATTGTTCTCCGTCCAAACATTCTATTTTTTTCATTATATTATCCCTCTCATCGTCTCTCATCACCGGCGATTGTTGCAAGTGTTCTTGTAAACTTTGGTCATCGTTTACTGCCAATATCGGAACTTCAGGAGGAATGAATACAGGTTCTGATTCGGCTTTGCTCGTTTGAGACCCAGTTTCACTTGAATCCCCTTCGCTCGTTTGAGACTCTGCTTCGCTCGTTTGAGACCCAGTTTCACTTGAATCCCCTTCGCTCGTTTGAGACTCTGATTCGCTCGTTTGAGACCCAGTTTCACTTGAATCCCCTTCGCTCGTTTGAGACCAAGTTTCACTTGAATCCCCTTCGCTCGTTTGAGACCCAGTTTCACTTGAATCCCCTTCGCT